GCAGGGGTATTACCAGATGTAAATGTAACATTTCCACCTGAAGCATCTCCCACGCCAGATACTGTATAATGAGTTGTTAAAGTCTTAACAGTTTCAATCCCTGTAGATGATCTAATAATTACTTGTAAATCTGTGTTCGCAAATATTTTAAATGAATAGGCAAAAGCTGTTGTACTACCATTACCTGAATATGAATTTTTTACTGTAGTAGATGATACTGTCATACAATCTCTATATTATTTTTTCCTAATTTCTTCAAGAAGTTTTAAAGCCTCTTGAGCAAAGTTTATCATTAACATGTAGTGTCGGTCAATCATTTCCCGTTTCTCATCTGGTGTTATAGTCGTACCATCTGCTAATTTTTTAGTGTTATAAATCTGTCTTATTTGAGTGTCTAGCTCTTTAATGCTTTCTCTGTATTGTAGTATAACACTATGATCTGCACCAAATTGTTTTTGCAATTTAAAGTACTCTTCCACATTACCATCTTTTTTGGCTTTTTCCATACCATTTACTATTTTTGAAACCTTGTCATATTCCTCAAAAAATTCTACTAAAGATGAAGCTGAATAACCCGGAACATCTCTAACATCAAAAGCTCTTACAATAGGTATTTTGCTTAAGGTATCTGTGGGTTTTATAGGATCTTCTATAAGTTGACTTTTAATTAAAGCTGCATCCATCACATCAATTAGGTGTCTACCCAATCCTGCTGTCCATGATCTAAAAACATGCTCTGCATGTATTGGATTGGTTGCAAGTAAACTATCATCACCAACCATGGAGTTCCAAACCTTTGCATAATATTTAAAAGTCTCTGATGTGTATTCAGTATAGTAAAAATGATTTGGTAAATTTTTATCTAATGATTTTGGAACAATAGGTGCTTCTCTAAAAATACTATAATTCATTGCATTTTCTATAAAAGGAGTAACAGCAGGTGGTAAAGGATAAAATGATTTAGAAGATTGTTTGATAAAATCTTTTGCAAACTTTAATGCTTCTTTTCTTTCATTTTTAAAATACCAATCTAAAGTTTTTTCAACTAAACCTTTAAAAAAAGTTCCTACTTCAAAAGGAACTGGAAATCTGTAAGGCTTTCCACCTATTTCAAAATACCAATAATTCATTTTCAACCAATTTGATTGTTCTTGGTAATCTTTATTGTTGTAATTTAATATGTAAAAACCTAGTGTAGGTAAAACTATGGTTACACCAATCATGCTCGTTGTTCTTGCAGGCGCATCTCTAAATGCTTCATACAATCTTGACAAACCTCCGACTCTAGCTGTCCAAAATGGGACTAATTGGTTTATAACTCTACCTGTAGTACCTCTTTTTGCATAATCCAAAAGGTTTCTTGCTTCAAAACCTCCTCTTTCAATAGCCTCTCTTTCAGATAAACCTTCTTTTTTTGCTTTTTTATAAGTTTTTGTAAATATTCTAAACCTTGTCATCTCCTCAGATAATCTTGTCAAAGCTCTAAGAGGAGCAAGTATACCTTTATCTGCATTTCTTACTGGTCCTTTTGATAATATATCAAAAACTTTACCATCAAATAAATTAGGTCTATCCATTGATAGCAAAGTAGATTGCATACCACCTGATTTGATATATCTATTATAAAGTTCTAATGCTTTTTTATTATTACCTTTTGTTAATATACCAAACAAACCAATCATAGAATCTGCAAAAGGAACAAAAGGAACTTTATTTAAAAATGTTGCTTGCATTGTATCTCTAAAAAAGTTTGGCACAGCAAAGTCAGGTGTAAGTATTGCACCAGCTCTTAAAGTTCTAGCAGGTGTTCCTAAGAAATGAACAAGTTGATTTACACCTAGTTCATCCATTGTTCTAAATGCTTCTTTTACTTCTCTTCCCACATTCCATGTTTCAGTTTTACCATCTCTTCTGATTGTCATTAAATCTGCTTTTGGTGCATTTGTTTTTTGAGGATTAACTTTTTGTATAAAAGGATATAAACTTTTATCTTTTGTTTTAGCCTTTTCAATCATGTCAATAAATTTAACTTTAACTGCATTTTTTTCTGTAAGACTAACTATTGTATTTGTATTTTTTACTATTTGTTCTAATGGTGGAAACACTTTGAGTTCTGCACCTTTTATAAATTTAAAAGGATTAACACTTCCTTTTTCTGCTACTGGTTTTCCATCTAAACCTATAAGTTCTCTAGCAAATGTAACATAATTTTTATTAGCTGTTGTCATTGCATCAAATGCAGATTTTGGAAGAAAGCCTCCATCAACAGCATATTCTAAAAGATGTCTTTGATAAGTGTCTAGTTTTTTTGCTGTTTCTTCAAATCTTAATTTGTATTTATTAACAAACTCTTTTGCTACAGCATTATCAAAATTACTTTGAATACCTCTTTTATTTAATTCTATTGCTCTTCTATTTAATAAATATGTTTCAAATAATTCTAATTCTAATTTTCCTTTTTTAGTTATTGGCTCCATTATTTCTTTTAGACCCATACCTTTATCACCTAATGTTTTATTATTGATTGTTTTGTTTTCTATGAAATATCCTGCTCTATTTGGTATTCCTTCCAATATTCTTACTTGCTCATATAAATTTAACTTTTCTATTCCTGTTTTTGTATTTACTTTTAAATTTCTCATCGTTTCAAGAATAGGATATTTACTATCAATACCATGTATAATAGTTTGTCTTTTTACTTCCTTTGCAGTTTTACCCATTTCTAGTAACATTTCTTTTGAAAGGATTGGAATTTTGTTTTTAGTTGCAATATTTTTTGCAGCAGCAATATCTAATTCATCTTTAAATTTAAAATTAGTTTGCTTTTTTGCATCTTTTTCTACAGTTTTTCTTGTAAGTAAATTTTTAAAAGCTCTAATGTAACTTCTTGATGATACATCTTCTAATATAGTTCTATCTTTTATAGCATCTAAAAAAAGTTGATTTGGTTTTTTTCCTGTATCTGTATATATTTTTTTTGTTCTAGCCTCCATAGTTTTTCTTGGTTGTATTATTCCAAGACCACCAAACAAAACAGCAGAATAACTAAATTGTTTTGCGCTTGGCAACTGTTGATTTAATACTGCACCAGAACCTTCAAAGGCTGTAAGCTGTGAAAGAAATCTTGTTAAATATTTTTCTCCGAGTTGCGGTCCACCCGGTGTTAATCTTAGTTGTGGTGCATAAGCAGTAAGTGCAAATTGTGTACCACCTTTTATTCCTTCTTGCACACCCACTTTTAAAAAATTTTTAAGAGTATCAACAGGCTGTCCATAAGATTGTTGCTCTAAACCTTCAACGATTGTAGCTCTAGCTGCGGATGGTATTGCACCAGAAGTAAAGGCTCCAGCAATGGGATTTCCTGTAGTTAAAAAACCCGGAAAATAACTTAGACCATAAAAAGGTAGATCGCCACCAATAGTTAATGCGTGTTCTAGTAATCCTTCAAACCATGTATAATCTTCAGGCTCTTCAGGATTTGATATAAACTCAGGTAAACCTTTTTCATTTACAAGTCTTTCACCTAAACTCCATAATGTTTTACCTGCACCTCTGTCCCAAATATCTTGACTATTTAATTTTTGACCAACAAGTATTTCTTTTATAGATTTTGGATTTCCTTCTCTTTGTAGATCATTGTAAAGCATTTCATCATCAGGTGAAACAATTTCATCTTTATCATATAGTTCATCTTTTATTTCTTGAGTAACGCCTTGCCAATATTCTATGAAGGGTTTGTCATCTGGTACAGATTTAAACTCTTGAGCTATTTCTAAATTATTATAGCCACCTTTACTTAATTTAGTAATTTTATCTTTTTGCCAATCATTTATTTCTTTAAAAGAAAAACCAGCTTCTTGTAATGCAGTTTTTTGATCTCCTAGTTTCATATTACTCAAATCTTGATACGATAATCGCAGCAGCAAATGATGCACCTAAAGCATCATCTTTTTCTATTATTAATGTTAATTCTTTATCAGATAAATTTAATAATCCTTCTCTTGCAGTTTTAAAAT